ATGTTGGTGTAGCATCTAAATTTAAATTTCTACCTGCACCCGATAAATCAAACCAAGTACTACCTGAACCTGGATAAGAAGTAACATCATTAGCATTTACATATAAACGCAGTTGGTCAGTTACAATACCTGAAGGTGCAGGTGCAGCACCTGGGGTACTCATATACGCGAAGGGTGCAAACATAAGTTATTAAATTAAGGTTACTCCTGCTTGTACTGCTATTAAATTAATTAAGTACATATTATCAGTACCCCAATTATCTAACTGAGCTTCAGTAATAGTAGCTTGGCCACTAGTTAAAACATGTAGTTCATTATCACAAATAGCATAAGGAGCAAGTAAATCACCTGCCATCCCAACTACATAGCTAGGAGCAGTAAATAAGTACTTTCCTACTTCCGTAGTTGAACCTACTGTAATGTTATAGTCTTCGATTGAATAATGTGTTGTCATTTTTATTTTTTTTATTTTTAACTAAAATTCGTTAATCCAGTTGCTTGTAAAGTAGTTCCATCGAATGAAATAAACGTCATTACATCGACTTCACCTGAACCCGTTGATATTGTAAATGCTGTTCCACCTTCAAATTCAATACTTGCAGCAAATGTAAGTAATGCTGCTGTAGCATTTTGAGTTATTTTAACACTTATAGTTTGTCCTGGTTGTATATTAGATGGTGTTAATGCTGTTGTTCCTCCAGAAGGCATTGCTAATGTAAAGAAGTTACCTAATGAACAATCCATTGTAGTTGTTCCAGCTGAATCACTTATTACATTTACTTCTCCTCTTACTGATCCACTTGCTACAAATTTAGGAACATAAACTGTATCACTTTCTTGAGTAGACATATTATATCCCCCAATAATAACACTTCTATCATGAGAAACTAAACTACCAGAACCTGCTACAATAGCACCTCCTTGAATTGAACCTGAGATATTATGATCCGCACCACCCAACACAATGTTGTGTTCCATATTATCGGATTCAATTTGGTTTCTTAAACCCCCAATAATTACGTTGCCTGCGGATTGGTTAGTATTTCTATTAGTAAATGTATTATTATTACCACCAAAGATATAATCTGTGTGACCTGTGCTAATAGTATTATTCCAACCTCCAAAAATACCTGTTGTATCACCCCCACTGCTAATAGTACCATTTCTAGTACCAAATAAGTTATTATAACTACCACCATTAACAGCTGAGCTTTCACAACCTACAATGTTATTTTGATTACCATAAGCATTATTACTACCACCCCCAAAAATAGCTAATGAATCATTGAATGAGGTAGGCATTGAGTTACTATTACCTCCAATAATAACACTTCGGAAATTACGATTTTGAGTAGCATTTGTACCACCAGCAATTAACATCCCACCTCCATAATTACTAGTACCATTCATATTACCCCCATTGTGAGCAATCATGGCACTGTTATACATACCTCCTCTAAATTGACCAGATGCAGCAAGCATTGCTGAGTTTATTGGTGCGTTAGTATATGAAGCATCATAACCAGCATTAATTGTAGGACCAGATGCTATTATAGCTGAACCTGACATCCCATTAATGTAAAGTGGAGTATATTGTTCTCTGCTAACGGCAGCAACAAATACATTACTGTTATTTGTTATTCGATAATTTTCAGCAGTAGAACCTATAAAAGAACTTGTAACGCCAAACGCATAAGTCTTTGAATTATTTGAACCTGAGAATGGAGGAGTCATTCCTGTAGCAATCCCAGCAAATATTACTTCATCATTATTAGAATAATCACCTCCGGGTTCAAAAATATTTACTGAACCTGTATATGGGAAAATTGGTCCTGTATTTTCAGCATATGAAGCAGTTGTAGCATACGAAGCACTTGTTGCTGTATCAGCTGTTGTTGCTGTTAAAGCATACGATGCACTTGTTGCTGTATCAGCTGTTAATGCATGTGTTGCTTCACTTGATGAAATAGCATATGAAGCCGTTACAAATGTTCCTACACCTCCAGGAACAACATAAATTGTATCTGGATCCGGAACACCAATTCCATCATATTCTGCTTGAGTTAGTGTAACAATTTCAGTAATTTTTGGAGTTGATGCCCAAATATCTGCATCATTTCTAATATATGATCCTGTATCTACAAATGAACCTGTATCAAGAGTTAAAGCAAATGTACTAGCATCTCCTTTGGTAAATGTTAAAACATTAGCTGCTACCGAACCAGTAATCATAAATGAACTAGTTACTTGAGGAGTAACATTTTCAGCAAATGAAGCCGTTGTAGCATAAGACGCAGATACTGCTGTTTGAGCACTTTGTGCGTTTGTTGAATCTAAGGCATATGATGCACTTGTTGCTGTTGAGGCATATGATGCACTTAATGCTGTTGAGGCATATGATGATGAAGTAGCAGTAGTAGCGGTTGTTGCTAAATCTGCAATTAAAGCATGTGAAGCACTTGTAGCACTTGCTACCGCACCATCAACATTCGTTCCTAAAACATATGATGCTGAATTCGCGTTTACTACGTTATTAACCGTTAGGCCAAATGTACTACCGTCGCCTTTAGTGTATGTTGTAGTTGCATCGCTTATAGACGCAGTAATAACAAATGAACCTGTATTAGTAGTATCTGCTACAATTAGGTCAAATGTTGTACCATTACCTTTTGTAAACGTTAATGTATTACTAACTACAGAACCAGTAACCATAAGTGATCCTGTATCTATAGCACCACCAGCATTTAAAGCATATGATGCTGTTACAGAGTAAGATGCTGAAATAGCATTATCGGCATTTGTAGCATTCAAAGCATACGAGGCACTAGTTGCTGAGGTGGCTGTTAAAGCGCTATCAGCAATTACAGCGTGTGAGGCTGAAACGGCAATCAAAGCAGAAGTAGCGTTTGCTACATTATTTATTGCTGTTGTTGCAAACGTTGTACCATCCGCTCTAGTATAAGTTGTAACAGCATCTGTAACACTAGCATTTTCTAGTAAACTACCTGTATTAATTGAAGGAACATTTAAAGCTGTATCTGCAATTAAAGCATGTGATGCTGAAGTAGCAGTAGTAGCTGAGGCTGCAGTTAAAGCATATGTTGCTTCTGAAGCTGTAATGTTTACAGATGTTAAAGTATTACCTAATCCATCTTGAAATTCGCTTCCACTTGTTTGTACCAAGTATTGAAACGAAGAAGAAATGTAAAGTGGTGTTAAATTGCGTCCCATTTTTATACGTTATCTATGTTAGAACCCCAAGGAAATTGAGGATATTTTGAATCTGCTATTCGTAAACCTGCTGCTCTGGCTTGTTGATAATGTAGGCCTTTAGTTTGGTATTTAAAAGCAATAGGTGAACGATATTGAACACCATAATCAGGCCATTGTTCATACAATTTATTAGCCTGATTTAATTCAGGAAATGTTGTTTGATTTTCAACTAAATAATTAGCTAATCTTTCAGCATAATATTCTGATTTATTTTCTACTGATTGGCGTTTCATGTTGTAAACTTTTACATCTACATCAACACTATTATCACCACCCGTAGGTTTGATTAAACCATTATTACGCGGTCTAATATAAATAGCCTCTAATGCTTCATAGTAGGCGCTGAATAATAAAAAGTCTTGAATATAATCGTTTACTAATGTTTCATAATCACCTGTAAGTGTACTATTATCAATATAGCTTAAAATTTGATTATATAATAAAGTACCTGTAATGCGTTGCAAGTGAATATCTTGAGCAACACGCACAGCGTTTTTTAACAACTCACTATCAACATTATTATTAATGTCAGTAAATTGTCTTAGCTTAGCTTCTGAAATTATAAAAGTATTAGTCATTATATTGGGAGTATATCTTGTGTTTCTGCTTCTGCTGCTCTGTCAGCTGCTTCAATTCCGACTTCTAATGAAGTATCTTCTCCTGAATCAGCATCTGTACCAGTTATTACTTCTGATTCTTCTGAACCATCATTAAATAATTTTAACTGCTTAACACCAATTGTTATATCACCATAATTAACTGTAAGTAATTCATCAAATACATCTAAAATAGATTGTTGAAAAGGACGAATAACAGTATTTAAGAATAACAAGTAAGCATCTAACAATTCTGTTCTTCCACCTAATTGACCTTCGGTTTTAATACCTAACATCATAGGAGAAGTAATACGGTGAGATGTCAAAATTTTCTGTATTACCATATCGTTTATAGTTGTATAATATCCATCTGCTCCGTTTTGTGGTATAGGTGTAATGATAGGTGCATTTTCTGGAGAATCTACGTCCATATACACTAAATTACCGGCATTTCCTGTACCTGAATATTGCAGGCGAAGCATTTGCTCAATAGTACTTCTTTCATCATCATCAGCATTAGTAAACGTAGTTATAGCTAATGAAGGTGCTAAACCATTTTTTAAGTTATTAACGTGGAAGTTATCAACTTCAATATCGGTTTCAATTACTCTTAATCCACCAACATAATCAGGTAGAGGGTAGTATCTCATACCAGGACGGTATGGTTGAAAGACGTAGATTTGATTAGTTTCTTCAGCGTTAGTTTCTGGATTATATACTGGAAGATAAGGTAAATCTTTAATACCTTGAGTAACACCAAAACGGTATTTTTCATTCCATTCATCAGAGATATAGTATCCAGGAATTCTACCTCTGTAATTTTTTTCTTTGGCTCTTAAGTATGAGAAATCAATGTGGTAAATCTCCGCAATTTTCTTTCTATCTTTTGACCAAATAACTTCCATAGCAAATCCACCGAATAATTTAAAATCTTTTGATACTTTTTTGTAAATATCATTCCAAGATTCATTTTCGCGGTTTGCCTTATCTAAAATTTCTTCATTTTCAGTTGTTAATCCTTCGCCAACAATGGCTTCAACAACCGCATTCACACACGTGTTGTTAATAGAAGAATTATTATACATACTGATTAATTGGTTTGGAAAATCATTGTACTCACCAAACTTAATAAAGTGTTCAGTCTTAAACTCCAAGGCTGATTTTACATCATCTTGAAATTTAGATATAGCCTGAAACTTGAATTTTTTATTATCCATTGTATGTTATATAAGTTCCATTTTCGTTCGGTGATACATATTGGGTAATGGTTTGTTCATTGCTTCCTGAGACATAAGCTCTTTCAGAAGTAATGAGAATATCTCCTTTATCATTCACATCCCCCCAAGTAGAGGGCTCTGCTGACCATAAATAAGGGTCATTTCCCCAAGTATAAGGAGTTCCTACAATATTAATATAATCAAAAATATTAACAATATATTGACCTGAAGGTGATGGAACACCACTTCCAGATAATGAAAACACAACCCAAGGTGTTCCCGTAACTACATTATTAAGTACGCTTCCTATTGAACCTGTAGTAATAGATTCATCGTAAGACTGTGTAAATTCTAAATAAACCTGAGCTAGAGATGAGGTTAAAACCACATCAGTAGTGATGGCGTTTGAATTTGTATTTTGACTTTTAACGAATTGTAGCATAGAACCACTAACTTCACTTGCTGGTTCAGGTTCTTGTCCGGTGAAGGTCAGGTTGTAACCATTCAAATCACCGAATGCAGTACCAGTAGCACCAGTTCCACTTAACAATTGAGCTCCGTTCGTTTGACCAACTAACCAGAACTTACCTACAGTATCCACTGAACCGTTGTTTGTTTCAACAACAACTTTCAGGTTAGGATTTTTGGCAAGTACTCTTACTTGGTTACGAGTAGCTGATTGTAATTTAAAGAACACAGCATTTACTGTTTGCTCATAGAACACAGTTCCGTTTTCTGGAGTAGCCGTAATCGCTTCTGTAAAATCAGAAGTTTGACGGAATAACTCAAATTTATAGAAAACACCAGAACCCGTGATTCCGTTAATTAAACCTTCACTGGCTGTATCAATTGTATCGATTGAACCAGAGAGGATGTAAAGGTTTTTAATACCACCCGTGTTGTCTCTACAACCGAGGGTAAAACCTGAAGTAATATCACATGTACTCATAATTTCTCTCTGTTTATTTTGTTATACAATTAATTAAACCAGGTCGTTTGAAACCCAAAAATCTGGATAAGCTACCTGAACACCCAATTTGGTAGAAACTCTATGCTTCAATTGGTCGCTGTTGATGTCGTACCACAATTGGAATTCTGAGAAATCACTCATTAAGTCAGTACCAGCAACAATTTGCTTAGCAGGACCAACAACGATTCTTTCTGAACCTTGAAGACCAACAGTACCTACAACTTTAACATTTTGGAATGGGTAAACCATTTCCAAGATACCACCACGGTTGCTAATTGAAGCAGGATCGAAGTAGTAGTTATTAGATTGACGAAGACCTGAAACGTACTTACGGAAGTTAGTTACGCTCATGAACATAGTCAAGTCATCTCTATCAGCAACATCAGAAGGAATCAATTCGATCATTGCGTCCATTTGAGTCAATGCAGTTGAAGAAGTTAATGCAGTTGCAGTAGCATCAACAACAACACCTGAAGTAGAACCAGAGATGATTGTTTTTAAACCATATGATGCAGCACAACCTGCTTGGTCTCCAGCCCAAAGGAATTGGTCATTCTTTTTCTGGAATTGGTTAACGATAAGCTCAGAGTAAGCTCCGGCTAATGCCCAAGTCTCGTTGTAAGAACCTGGTTCGAGTGAAGAGATACCTAAGTATTTCTTGTCTAAATCTTTCAAACAGATACCGTCGAAAGATGTACGCGGACATACGGTGATGTTGCGTTGGGTAAAGGTCGCTGAACCAGAAGCTGTGCTAACACAAGTACCTCCTTGAAGGTAAAGTTCAACTTCGAACAAGTTGATGGGCTCCTGATATTTAACGCCTTCCTGGATGGTGATGTACTCCATGGTACTACCACCATATACAGCTTTAACAATCAACTCGCCTGCGAGTTCATTATTAAAATTGCTTAAAGCAGATACGTCTAATGCCATAATAATTTAATTTTTACTTTTTGTTTTTGATTAAGTTTAGTGCCAGTTTCATTCGCTCGGCGTTCGCAGCGTTCTCTACGGAGAATTTTTCAACTTTCGATTCAGAAGTTTTTGGTAATGTCTTTTCAGAAGCAGGAGCAGCAGACATGGTTTCAACTTTAGCATTTAAAGCTTCGTACATATCCTTTACTTTTTTCATTTCTTCGGCTACTACCTCTGAAATAATTTTAGTCATGTCTTCAATAGAAACTTCAACTTCTGCTGCTGGTTCTTCTTCTAACATTTCTAATTCTCCGTCTTCCTTAATTTCTTCACCATCAGTTACTCCCGCAACATCCTCTTCAGCCATTTCTTTTTCGTCGTCAGCTGAGACAATCTCTTCAACAACAGAGTCTTTAGTAACAATTCTAGTACCGTCTTCTAATCTATGTTCGCCGTTAGGGGCATCCATTTCTTGTCCTTCAGTAGTAACAACAGTCACTTTGTCTCCGATTTGAAGTGAATCACCAGGGAATTTAATTGTAAAAGCACCGTTCTCATCTTTCAATTCACCGAAAGTTTCATTAACAGTTTTTTCAACAACTTTATTTTCCATAGTAATCTCAGCTTCAACCAAACTGAAATGTGCTTTAACGAGTTCTTTTAGTTCGTTTGCAGTCATTTTGATTTCATTTTTTTAATTAAGGTTGAACAATAATAAATATTATCGAGAATGAATTTATACCCAAATATATTTATTTCTTACTTAACGAGTAGCATATTGCCGCTCGTTGTTTTGAATCCGGATACTCCGTCTTCATTTTAGAATCATTTACACATCGTGTAATGAATTCATCTTTAGTTTCTTTTATGCTTTTTTCTGGTAGAGGCATTATCCTTTTAATTTTGAGATTAAATCAACAGCTGCTTGTGAGCCAATATAAACAACAGCAATTGATGTCCAATCACCTGAGGCTAAAACTCCTGAAAAAGTTAACATAGTAGCAAGTACGAATACTAGTAATTTTCTACTTGCCCATTTACCTAAAAAT